GGACGCAGGCTCTGCAGATTTTCTTTCATCCGCTTGAGCCTGCGTCCACTTGGTGCCCGGACCTATCTGGCTAGGTTTTCCGTCTGGTGTCAGGTTGAACGTGTCTAAGCCGGTCGAACCCCACCCGATGGTCCAAGGTGAACCCGACAGCGACTCCCACCCAGGCCTTCTTGCGTTCGGCGGCCTTCTCATCTCTATGGCCAAAGGGGATGCAGGATCTGGATAGGCTTCTAATTTGCACCCCTCGAAAGATTTTATGAGGGTTAGACCGTTACCGTTTAATTTTCGCACCATCTTGCACCACCTTCATAGCGTCATGCGGCGCACTCTTACCTACGACCATCATTCGGTAAAGTGTAAACATGAAATAGACCGTATTGGACGCTTCTAAGTTAAAGATATCAGTTATCCAATTTTTCCGCTTCATTATTTATCGCGCTCTCTATGGCCATCTCGATTAATTTGGCCTCAGCTGCTCTTTTATACTTAGCGCGGATATCTTGGAAGTCTGGGGCACCAATAGCTTCAAAGCAGCTGAGCCAGCCCATACCATCGGGACGTTTTTTCAGTCTAGCAAGCGGACACTTGGAGCAGGGATTCTCCCCTAGAAGCTCGCAGTCGCCCGTGTCTGCTATTTTTTGAAGTATATCTGTGCCTTTGTCCACCACTTAGTCCCAGTATAATTTATTAGAGACCTTAGGAGTATTTTATGTCGGAGACGATGTCAAAACCAAACCATGTGTTCGCGCCCGGAGCGACGTCTACTCCCCCGATGTTTCCGCAGGTCCTGCCTGACCCTTCTAGCTACAAGCAAAACTTTGATCAGCTTCTTGTAGCGAGGGGGATAAGATTCAGACATTATAAAAGCTTACCCTGCCCAAATCTAAAAGTATTAGATAATAACTCCCATGACCCAACATGCGAGCAGTGTGACGGGTCTGGCATCATATACTATGATCCAAAAGAAATAGTAGGGATACTCTCTTCAAATTCAGTAGAGAAGCAGTTTGAATACCAGGGCGCATGGGAAATAGGTAGCGCAACGGTGACTATGCCGTCTGAATACCCTGATGGTGAGCAGGCTGACTTTACGCTGTACGATAAATTAGAAGTTTTAGACTATACTGTTAGGTTGTGGGAGTTGAAGGAGTACGAGCCTCGACCAGACAATCTTCAACAGTTGAGATACCCAATAGAAAAAGTAGGTTATCTAATAACCGCAACGGATAGCGAAGTTGTTGAGTTTGTGCAGGGCGTCGACTTTACAATAGAAGACGGCCATATTAAGTGGATTCCTGGGCATACGCCTAACTACGACCACATAAGCGACATTGGTCAGACGTATTCAGTTTCATACTGGGCAAACCCGGTTTATATCGTTCTGCAGCCGATGCGGGAGCTTCGCGTGACTCAGCAGATGATGCCAGATGGTACAAAGATGTCGGTCAGACTTCCGCAGCAACTAGTTATAAAGAGAGACTTTTTGGTTAATAAGCCAGAGAAATTAGTAGCAGGTATCGGTAGTTAACTTTTGCATTAATATATAATGGTCCTAAGAGGTTGTAAGATATGCCCGCGTTCGCTTCTAAAAAACAATACCGCATGATGATGGCCATACTTCATGGCAAGTCAGGAAACACATCGCGCGGCGACAACGGGCCTCCAAAATCTATTGCAGAAAAATATTCTGGATCTGATAAAGATCTGCCGGAAGATAAAGGCAAAGCGCATCATGGTGGAAAATGGAACCATGGCGCTCATAAACGGCATAAAGAAAAGCATAAAAAGAAACTTGAAAAGTCAGCAGGTGGCGCTGCTGTAATAGTGGTTAACGATAAAGGCCAGCTTCTCATGGGTCGTCAAGTTAAAGACGACTATAGATGGTCTTTTCCTGGTGGCCACGTAGATGACGGTGAATCTCACAAAGATGCAGCTGTTCGCGAATTAGAAGAAGAAACCGGTGTCAAGATAGATAAGGATCTGCTGAGAGATCTTTACGAAGACGGTAAAGATCGTACTTATGTAGTTCGACTAGATCACACTCCGACTTTTAGAGCGACACCGGAATTATCTGACGTTGGTTTTTATGACATCGATGAGATCGATTTTAATAAGTTGCGCGACTGCTGTATTGACTCTATGGCACACTATTTAAAATCTCGCCTGGCAAAAACTAACAAATCCATAAAAGATCTGCTTAAGGTTGAGCAGTTGGAAACTTTATCCAAGAACATTATTCGCTCTGGTCAGGTAGCGGACGCGGTTTACGAGTTTAGGCATGGTGACGCGCTGCGCCTAGTGGGCAACGGCGTATTCAGAATGCTGAAGCGCGGCGTTGAGGGCATGGGCGACGATGAGATCAGGGATATCCAGTTTGGAAACTATACGCTGCATGTTAGAAAGCATGTAAACGATATTTATTCTGGCCGCATCGACGACGGTTTGAAAACTATTCACCAGTTTATCAACCGCTCTCTTCCTGCTCTGACTGGCGAGCTGATGAGTGTGTTTGAGTGGTACGACGACGAGAACGATAAAGAATCTAAGTTTGAAGTGCACGACGACTCTATGCTGCCGGACGATGTGATTGAAGATGGCATAAAGAAGTTAGTAAACAACTATCGCTCTTACAACATCGCGGATATATACGACGAGATGGAGTCTATCCGTGAAGAAATAAGACACGGAAATGCCGTCGATCTTCAACAGATTGAAAATCGAGTTATGGCACTTTTTGATAAACTCGAAGACCGCATAGATATCTTTAGAGATAAGCACAATTCGCTTGCTTCCAGACTGGGCGATGAGATTGACGATATTGAGAAAAAATTGATCGCTCTTCAGGATTCGATTGACAAGATATCTAAAAAGCCCTCGCAGGTTGAAGCGTTTTCTGCGGATCCTGCGAATCCTAAAGAAGTATTTTCTGAATATTACGCGTATCTGTCAAAACCAAGGGTCAGTATCAGCCCCACTGGGCACATTACTATTGATTTTGGCTCTGATTGGATGTCTGGCGATCGTGAAAACTTTTTAAAAGATATGCGCGCTAAAGTTGTCAAAAAGAGCAAAAAATGATCTCAAGACGACTTGACAGTCTTAGATACTATCTAACATCTTCTGATATGCCGCCAGAAGAAGTAGATTCTGCGATAGAGAGCGCTTCTGAAGAGATCAGGCAGTCGATTCACTCGATAGTTGAAAAAGCCGTATATGAAGCCGAGGATTACGGGTCGTCCATCGGTGCAGAAGAGTTCCTGGCGCAAATTAAACTCGATGCCAGCTCTGGGTACATACAAATATCAACTGATTCTGGTCAGACTGATTTCAGTCAGCCACCGTTTCCAATGCTCCCCTGGTTGTTGAACAATGCAAAAACGTCCAAAGACGGTAGTCGCTATAAAATAATACCGGTCGGCGGCGTCAGTTCGAAACCCAAACCAACGCCGCAAGCTAGAGATATAGCATCAGGCCTGAATGCAATGGCATCAGAAACTGCTCCTGCGTCAGCCATGGCAGAAACAATGGCGTCTGCTTTTGGACTTGGAGCATCTGCTAGTATAACCGAAAGGCAGAGGCCTGTTTCTGCTGAAAAGCCTGAATTTCGTACAGCGTCTAGTAAGCAAGATTCGTCTAGACAGTGGGTTTTGCCAGCGAAAGATCTTGATATGACTGGCACGCTTATGACACTTAATTCTACTATACGATCTGAAATCGATAAGGCCTGCGACGAAGTTATAAACAAATATCAAGCGGAGGCTAAAAAATGGCGTGGGTAATGCCAGAGGTTGCGGTTCAGCGACTTGTGCAGTACGGTATCTATCAGCTCCGCCAGGATAAAGCTGCATTTGATGAGATATTCTCATACCAGAGATCTCATCCTTTGCTCACAGAATCATATGGCGAAAACTACGTAGACAAAATTTGGACATGGTTTACAACCGAAAGAATTCGCGTGGTTCAGGCATGGATTCTTAGTCCGCAAACAGTTCCTTGTTTTAGTATCCATCTCTCGAACGAGAATGAGGACGAATCGAAGGCCGCCATAAGTGACTACTACGGAGACGGGGAGGATGCTGAGGTTGGGATAGCGTCTATGAATGTCTTAGTAGACATCGGCATCCACGGCAGCAAGGCAGCAGATCAAGTTCTTTGGATGTACTACATACTCTCGTATGTGCTGTTTAAATACAAGCCTATTGCTAGAAGTCTTGGCATAGAGATTCAGACCTATAGCGCTTCAGATTGGCAAAAAGACGCGTCAAAGATGCCAGAAAACATCTGGACGCGCTGGCTAAGGATGCGGTGTACTGTGTTTAATACGTGGGATGCTGACGCATTTACCGAAGCCACTGATATGGACATAGAAGTGTTGCCAAGTGTAATATCAGAAGATTTGCCCGAAAACCCAGAAGACGGTTTCATCTTAGAAAGAGTATGAGGTTTTATATGTCTAGTAAAAATAAACAAAAAGTCGATATGAAATCAATCAAAGAGTACGAAAAGTCTATGCGGTCAGAGGCGCCAAAGGCCGCCCCCGAGGCTTCGCCGATAGTATCTTTTGATGAATGGTGGCTCAATACGTTTGCCAACGCCAAACTACATCCATCTATGAAAGAAATTTTAAAAGCTGACGCCAAAGGTAGAGGCCTGGAAGGTCAGCAGACAGTAGAAAAATGGAATTGGGCAGCTAAGCAGTTTGGTCTAAGTATTTAATATAACTAAATTAGTTAGCTCTAGACATATCTTATATGCGTACTCTTAAATTAACGCGTATAAGATATATCAGATTTATTGCCAGAGTTGGGGTTGTCTTTGATATAAAGACAATTTAAGGCCCAATGCTAAGGTAAAATGGGATATGTTCTGCGCGGAGTGTCCGGATACCCAAAGTCTTTGCAAAGAATGACTTAAAAGAGCTAGCAATAATATAGGAAGGACTAACACATGGCAATCAGCGTATCATTCAACGGTGCTACGATCTACAAGCCCGGCGCGTACTCAAAAACAACTATCGATCTTTCTGGTAACGTGCCGCTTGGGCCTGCTGGTCTGGTTGCAATCTTTGGCGAAGCGGATGCTGGCGCTCCAGGCTCTGCTGAAACCAATATCGCAGACAACTTCTTTACGGCAGATCGCCTTATTGAAGCCCGCAACAAATATCGGTCTGGCCCAATCGTGGATGCTCTTAACTTTTTGTTTGCTCCTGCATCTGACGGCGCGATTGCAAATGGCGCCCAGACAGTTTGGGTTTATAAAACCAACGCGTCCTCGCGTGCTAGTTTAGCTCTAGCTGGCTCGTACGGCACCGCCCGCGCAAGAGAGTGGGGCGTCGGTGGCAATCAGGTTTCTTTGAAAGTTTTGGCTGCCGCTGAGACTGCGCCGGCTAAAACTGGTATTGCACCTGCTGCATTTGGCGTGGCGCTCGACGACGCTTCGTTCTCAATCAGAACGAATGGCGGCGCTGCTGCAGTAATAACTTTAAGCTCCACTGCACTTGATCATGGCACTCTTGGCGATCTAGTGGATGAGCTAAATACCATTTTACCTGCTGGCGTAACTGCTTCTGCTGCCGGCTCGGCAGTTAAACTCCAGATGGATGCTGCACCTTCGCAGTATCAAGAAGGATGGGGGCGTTCTTTTGAACTAGTAGATTCAACCCCTGGCGATCTCGCTAAGCTTGGTTTGACTGCTGGTCTTTATTCGGCTTCATCCGAGCCTAGCTGCACCATCACGATCAACCAAAAACGCGACCTTATCGCTGAAGAAGATACCGTTGGCGGTCATGTGATCCTTGAGATCGGTCGCGACTCAACTGGTGGTGCAAGTTCCGCGTCGGTTGCTGTTACCGCAACTCAAGTTGTTCTAACTGACTCAACAGGATCCAACACGTTTGATAAAGCTGCCTTCGTAACTATTAAGCAATTAGCAGAATCTATCTCTCTGTATCCTGGGTGGAGTGCAAGCGTAACTAGTCCAGTTTACAACCAATTAGGCCTTGATGCTCTTGATCAGGTGTCAGCTGTTGGCGCGTTTAGCTCTACTGGTGGAAAACCGGCACGTCTTAAAAAAGACGCCATGGAGGTTCAAGATCTGTTTGAGCAATCCAACGTCGCAGAACTGGTAAACGCAGCTTCAAAAGGTTTGCCAGCAGCTCTAACGGAGACGCTCTTAGCCGGCGGTTCTAAGGGTGCAACTTTAACCACCGACGTCGTCAACGCGCTATCTAAGTTTGAGAAGTTCCACGTCAACTCTGTCGTGCCGCTTTTCTCACGAAACGCAACCGCCGATATCGCTGATGGTCTAACTGATGCTGGTTCCACGTACACTATCGACGGCATTCATCAAGCGGTTAAGACCCACCTGAGCTTGATGAAAACCACCAAGAAGAAGAGTGAGCGCCAAGGATATTTGTCTGTCAAGGCTTCTTACAGCGACTGTAAAGATAAGATCGGCAACATGGCAGATGCTCGAGTCCAAATGGTTATCCAAGATATCCGCCAGACTAACACTCAAGGCGTTATCAAGTGGTTCCAGCCCTGGGCACTATCCTGCTTGATGGCTGGCGCTCGCGGCGGCGCACCAATCGGTCTCCCGCTTACTTTTAAGTTTATGAACTGCTCTGGTATCCGCCAGACTGCTCAATCCATGAACACGCCAGAAGCAGACATCGTGGTTGACTTCGATCCAGATACGCAGTACGATGACGCTATTCAGTCCGGCGTCACCTTCCTGGAAGCACCGAGAACTGGTGGTTTCCGAGTAGTAGTCGACAATACGACCTACGGCATCGACGACAACTGGGTGTACAACCGCGCTAACGTGCTATACGCCGCTGATATTGTTGCGTACAACTTCCGCAACACAATGGAACTTCGTTACATCGGCGTTAAAAACACGCTTATCGCTAACGAGGTTAAAGGAACTGCTGAGTCCGTGCTCGCTACGTTCCTTGCGCAAGGCGTGACGGTGAGTACCGCTGATGCTCCGCAGGGCTTTAAAAACCTAAGCGTCAGGATCGAGGGTAACACGATCTACATCTCTGTGACAATTAAGCTTGTTGAAGGTATTGACTTCGTACTGAACGATATCACCCTGCAACGCGCTAGCCAAACTGCCTAATTATTTTAGCTAGTTAAATATCCCCACTAGATTTCAAATCTAGTGGGGATTTCTCTATGTAGATACTTGTGCTAAACACTAGTCTCAGATGTGATAGTATATTTAGATGGTGCGGTCGCATAGTGCACTGCAACCCTAACGTATTTGGGCTCTAGGGTCCCAGGAGATGTAACATGGCGAAACCAGGTTTAGTCACAGGTAGTAATGCAAAATTGAAGTTTGGTGGAAAAACGCTCGCGTATGCTACCGACGTATCTTATTCAGTAGATGTGTCCGTGGTTCCTGTTGAGGTGATGGGTAGTTATGAGGTTATCACCAACGAACCAATAGCAGTAAACGTGCGCGGATCTTTTACGATCGTTCGATATACAGCAAAGGGAAATGCGGGTTTACCAGCCTCTGCTAAAGATGGAAACGGAGTAGGTAGGTTTGGTGGCGGTCAAACTGACGCGTTCAATCCAGGAAAAATGCTCAGCACATCTACCGTTGATCTTGAAATTTTTCAAAAATCAGCACAAGTCGGTACCGATGGCGCCGCGTCAAGCGTAGATTCGATAGTAAAAATTAGCGATTGCCGTCTTACCCGATTATCTTCGGGTCTCAACAAGCGCGGAATTATGACTGAGTCCTACGACTTCGTAGGTATCCTATACAGCGATGAGTCGTTTGCAGGCGCTGCAAGTCCATCTAACACAATTACAGATCTTACCTAATTAATTTGATGGTTTATCATGGCCAATGTCGCACCATTCTTTGTTACTGGAGCTAATTGCAAGCTCAAAATAAATGGCGTGACATTGGCCTACGCCACTGATCTTAGTTACAACGTGTCCATACCGCATGCCAGGGCGAGAAGTCTTGGTAGTTATGAAACTAATTCTTTTGAGCCGCTTAGTTATGATGTGAGTGGATCTTTTACGGTTGTTAGATACGTAGACGATTTAAAAAGTAGACTAGAAAATTTAGGTCTTGGTATCCCTAACAACGTGTCAAATTTAGGCAATGGCGTTGGTGGTTGGACTACGCTACGCGACAATAGGGCTGGGGGCATTTTGCTCAGCGGCCTAGGTAACGGTGTAGATGGGCGAGCAGATCGCTCTCTAAATCCAGCAAGCTTTCAGGACGGCGTGACGTTTGATATTGAAATATATCAAAAAATGCCAAATGGTGATTCGCTTGGTGTCGCTAGAATGAGAAATGCTAGAATTACATCTATGAATTCAAGTATTAGCAAGCGATCCAATATGACGCAAACATTCCAGTTTATCGCTCAGTTTCTAGATGAAGATAGTTTCTTGGCCGACGCTTCAAGCATCAGTACGTGAGGTAGGTTATGGCACGCAGAGGTTTTGGCAGAAACGACGGCCTAACCGATACACAGGTCGGCAAAAACATTGCTGGTCAATTAGGCACTGTATTCACTTTGCGACCTCAGGCAAAGTACATGACAGGTGCACGAGCCGTACTTAAAGTCAACGGAAATATAATTGGCTTTGCGTTTCAGATCACGTGGAGCGCAAGAACAGAGGCGACAGAGATCTACACCATCGATGATCCGCTTCCTTGGGAGGTCGCACCCAAAAGGATCTCAGTATCTGGTACTTTGGGTCTTTTTCAATTACCCGGCGACTCTCCTGTGGCTAGAAAGATGCAAACTGATATTGCTACATTTCTTACAGGTAAATATATAACTATCGACGTTAGAGATGCAGCAACGGACAATATTCTGTTTCAAACCAATAAGGCCATGGTCACAGGCCAACAAGGCGACGTGTCAGCTGAAAGATTGTCTACGGTAGTTCTTACCTGGACCGCTGTTGGGTGGAGAGCAGAGAATCCGCCTAGCCCAATCCCCGATGATCAGTTGCAATCTTCGCCCGGACAAAAAAGCGCCTGGGATGCCGCTAAGAAAAAAATGGGTTTTTAATAAATACGCTGTATAAATATAAAGTCTGAATAGGAGACTTTATGGATCTTCCAAAGAAAGAAAGAACCTTTTCATTTTCATACGTTAGTCAAGATAGCGGCACCACATACGAGGGCACTTTTACTATAAAGTGCAAACTAAATGTGGCAGAGAAGTACCAGCTCGAACTTGAAAAAAGCCGCTTAATATCGGACATGGCCAACCCCACCAACGGGCTAATGGGCATGGCTATCGCGCTAAGCACCCTGCGAACTAAGATCGTTGACGGTCCTAACTGGTGGACGCAGGGTCGCGGAATCAGCATCGAAGACGAAGATGCGCTGGTAACCTTGTTCGACAAGGTCGAAGAAGAGTCCTTAAACTGGCGAAAAGAATTAGAAGAAAAAGCTAAAGCCTCCCAGAGGGAACTGGGAAAATAGAGGCCGACTATACGTCGGCTTTTGATGCTATCGATGCTATCGTAGAGAGAGTCACCAGAGAAGAACTTAACTCTGAAGTCTCTCAACTACGCTTTTTGTCATTTTGGTGGTGCAAGACATATTCTAGACCCCTTAAGGATCCGATGCTTGCACAGTATACGCTGGAGGAGCTCTACTATGAATACAGGGAGCATATCGAGCGCGAGAAGGCTGCTAAAGAAAAAATTGAGCAAGAAGCTGATAATATAGATAAAGCTAAAGAAGACGCCGCTTTAGCTTGGGCAGAAGCAGAGGAGAAGAGAGAAGCAGAGATCGCTGCAAAATCTCAATCAGCCCAATGGCAGCCTAACGAACAAGATAAAGCGTGGATGGAAGAGCAGCTTAGGCAGGCCAAAGAAGTATACGGCGACGATTTTGGCGAAGATATAAGCGAGGATTTTGAGGATGGCTAAGGATAATAACGACGATCCATTAATGAATAAAAAGCCTAACTCATTAGACCGCATTGGTGCTCGGCAGACTAAGAGCGGTCTATCTCGTGATTTAGCGCTCTCTGAACAGCGCGGCAATCTCGAAACTGTCGAGATGCAAAAAATTAAGAAAGCCATAAGTGATCTTGAACAGCAGTATGATCGAGTTGTTAGAAGCTCAGCACTGGCTAAGCAATCTCCCGCCGTAGAGGGTCTAGAGAAATGGCTTATCAGCGCGGGCATGGAGGCAAAAGCAGCTAGGACGCAGGCGACTAGTTTGCCAATGACGCCAGCTTCGGTTGGTAGAGTAATTGATCGCCAACTTCTTCAATATGAAGATCAAATTAAAAAAACTGCCAATGCTTTAGCTGCGCAGTACGAAGAAAAGCGCGCATCATCAAGATCGGTCGCAGGTCGACAATTTGAGCAGCATGTTATAGCGCAAATAGCTCATCCTAGAGTAGGCATAAGGGGGATGATGTCCGATCCCGCTTTTGCCGCAACAGTAGAAAAATACGCAGAGATCAGTCTTCCTTCTAACTTACCTAAAGGAATTGAGCGGGCTTCTAGGTCGAGGGAAAGATTAGGAATTGAGCTTGCTGCTGCTGCTACCCCTGGAAACATTCAGACACCCGAGGGTAGAGAAAGATTCTTTAGATTAGATAAAGAGTATCAGGATAAAAGGTTTAAAGAGCTGGCTCTTGAGGAAGCGCAGAGAAAGCTGGTCAAAAATAGGCAAGTTGCAGAAAATCTCATTGGTCGTGGCGAAAGAATCGCAGACTACATAGGCGAACGCCGCGGCATGGAAGAGATACGCGCAGGTGTCGCTTCAGGTCAATATGGTTCTTCTAAAGAAGTCGCGCAGAGACTTAAACTTGCCGAAGACGCATTTGTATCTAGTTTAGGCAAGATGCGCGAAGAACTAGAAAAAACTGGAAAAGTAACGGCATCAACTAGAAAAGAGTTTGAAAAAACAAGCGAAGCGTACGACAAGCAGAACAAGATATTCAGAGAGATAGAGGACGCAGGTGGTGGTGGCGGTAGATTTGGCAAATTCATATCTGGCGCTTCATCTATCGGTCCTAGCATTAGTGCCGCTGTAGGTTTGGCGCAGTATGGATTTGTTGGCGCGGATATGCAGCAGCTAGCTCTTAGAGCCCAGGCTGCTGAAATGACCAACCAAGATTACTTCGATCAAATCGGCGCAGCACGCGGCGATACTGCTGCTATGCGTCGTCTATACACGCAGCTGAATATAAGATCTATTGAAACCGGTCAGGCATACGGGAAAAGAGCTGTAATCGGAACAGCTGTAGATGCTGGTGTAAAAGGCGCAGTAGGCATTGGTCAAGCGGGTGTTGCTGGTTTTTTAGCCGCTAGAGGCGGCTCTATTGGCAAGATGATTGCCGGAAATCTAGCCGGATCCGCGGCAAGCAATGTTCTTAGTGCTGGGCAGGGTGCGATTGAACTTGGAAAAGGCATCACAGAGGCATCTACATCGCTTCAAGCCACGGGTTTGCAGCGAAGAGTCGAAGACGCGTCTTATGCGACTCTTGATGCGGCAAACAAAGCGCTTTATGACTTTAGAATGTCTGCATACGGATCGATGATGGGAGCTGGCAGCAGAGCGGGTGATGTATACAACCGCGCTATAGAGGCTGCTCCTCAGCTAGCAGATTATGGCCTTATGCCAGAACAAACTGCAGCACTGTTTGGTTTGGGCGCAAGAACGATTGGTGCGCAGTTTGTCAGATCTAGAGACCAAGGAGCGGGAATAGTATCTCGCGGTGCCCAACTTCAAGAAGCTCGTATAATGAGCGCCGATGATTATATTCGGCGCGTCGGCCAGATGTCAAACGTCGGCGGCGGACAAAAAGAAGTCGAAGAGATATTGGCAAACGCAGTTCGCCGTGGCGTCGATGACGCTAAATCTTTAGAAGGCCTATTCAATATGACTCAGATGCTATCTAGATCTGGGGCAGGTATGGGTGTCTCTACCGCACTAGAAACTCAGCGCTCCCTTACGAGAGGGTTGGATGCTCTAAGCGGAACGCCGATGAACGAGATGCTTAAACAGGCACTTGTTTCAGGCGCATTTGAAAAAGTTCAAGGACTATCTGCGCGCGCTGGTCAGGACATTCAAACAATAAAATATTTCAACAGGATTAAAGCAAACGATCCTAATATCGGCATGCTAGAAGCCATAGATATGGCAAAGATGAGGCCTGAAATCGTCGCCTCTCTTAAAGGTCAATATTTTGAAGGTATGAAAGCTGGCGAAAAAGTTAGTCCAGCTGTCATTGCAGCACTTTCTGCTGTGCCAGGTGCGATTCCAACATTCTTAACAAAAGATCTTAGATATAAAGGACCGGGAGCTGTTGGCGCAGCTGAATCGGCTTTGTACGGCAAGGCTATGGATTACTCCACAGCATTGTTGACACCTAAGGTTGCTAAAGAGCTTTCTGACTACCGCGAGGGCAAGATAAGTTACGATCAATTAAGCACAGAAGCAATATATTATTCAGGCCAATTTCCAGGCGGCATACCTGGAATAGAGATGACACGCCACGGTGGCAAAGTACCAGGCAGATTTGATCCAAAACGCCCTGGCGGAGAAATGGGTGCTGCTGCTAAAGCTCAAAGAGCAGGCGCAGCGAGTGTTGCAGGCCAAATAGCTCAAGCACCATTCAGCATGCAGGAGATGGCTGATATAGCATCTCAAGCTGCTACTGGTGCCGACGCCAACGAAGCCGCCATTCGCGCCACGACCGCAGCTACTAATATCAAATTAGATACTAGAATATTTGACGAGAGCGTGGGAGACTTTAAAACTGCGGTAGAAGCCTTTGTTAAGGCCGTAACTCCTCTTGGAAGTCCAGGTACGCTTCCAGCGGTAATGCCAGAGAGTAAAGATCAAAAAAAACGCGGCGTACCATTTAAATAAAAATAATTAAGACGCAGCAGGCATATGTCACCAGTATTAACAAGAACACCGACGGCAGCGATATTGATCTACACATACGTAGATCGAGGTGGATCTGCTAATATAACGACACAGCAGAATGAAATCATAGTCGCGACTAAATCAATAGTGTCCATATCTACGACTAAGACAAAAGCCAGTCCTGCTGGATCTTTTAGGGTGGAACTTGCACCAACGCGAAATTGGGTTGCAGCCATCTCCCCCGGCAGCTGGATCGAGATCCATATGTCGCCGGACTACATGAAGCCGGAAGATATCTACAAATCTAGCTCTAAAACACTCAAGATGATCGGCCGCATCGACAGCGTCAGGATGAACATTGATGTTGATCAGACATCAGGCGCAAGAAGGAGCGTATATACGCTTGAAGGTAAGGACTGGGGTCAGGTCTTCGAGTCGATGCTGTATATTGATCCATACATAACTAACGCGCTCGACGATGCATTTTATAAAGTTATAAAATTAATCTCAAATTCAGAGCTGTTTGACAAAGCCACCCCGGTATCTCAGGTTTTTTCTCCAAACATTTTGATAAAGTCCATCATACGCGCCTGGGGATCTCAACAGCCAATAGAACCTGGCGTGCCAGATATGAACAGATGGGCGCCGCTTTCCCAGTTTGTCTTGCCGATCGCACTTGCCGCCAAGGTCGATAAGACAATTCCTAGCTACAATCTTGCCGATAATATTCACTATAAATTTGGTCGCATATCTTTTACTAGCAATAAAGAGCAATACGAAAGTAGCGAAGTTGAGGCTACAGGATTCATGAATCCGAACTCGCTTGTTGGGGTTCACAGTGTGTGGCAGATACTCACAGAACATAGCGCTCACGTAGTAAATGAGATGTTCTGCGAGATGAGGTGGGAAGGTGACAAACCTCAGCTTTCCCTCTTTAAAAGACCAAGACCATTTTGGTTGTCCCCGACGCCACCGGCAAACCCAGACGCATTAAAAATTACTTCCCCTTTCTTCAATCTTAAGAAGACAAAGATTCCACAAGAGCTGATCGTTTCTGTTAACGCAGGCGACAACTGGAGGGATCTAGTTAACTTCATCGAGCTCATGCCGGACTTTTCAAGCGTAACTCTTCCTGAAGAAGCTGCTAAAGCGGCTATGGGCGCCTGGACAAAAGCTGACGCTGCGATATATGACACGTCCGGCGGCTCCTTTGCTAGGAACGGCCTTAAACCCATGATGTTTTCCACGACATTCTTGCCACCTAATGAGTCTGGCACCGGAGATCCATCGAGATTGAAAAACTGGTTGCCAGTTCTTAAGCATTGGTACTTTGACACACACAAGATGCTAAATGGATCGGTGACGTTCATGGGGCTGGACGATTACGTCGGCGTCGGAGAGAACATATCTTTCGACGCGTCTACCCTTGGGATGACTAACTTTGTTAAAGAGCAAGCTAAAGCTGGACTCAGCGTAAAGAACAAAACATCGAACGTCCAGATGGTTGCGCATATCGAAGCCGTAGGTCACAGATTTAGCTACACAGAAAACGGTTCCCGCTCGTACGTTACTACTGTGAATTTCGTTCGCGGTGTTTTTGCAGACCCTTCTGGGTCAGTTTTGACCGATAGTCAATCTTTTGGAATCGACACCGACGGGAACGCCCTAAAGCCTGAAGATGAAATCGTCAAAGACTCATATCAAATAGATGCAACAAAATGATTATTAACGACTCATCGCTATGGTTAGATCCTAACGTCACGCGTCAGAACGCGACCATAAACAACGTTCACGTGGGTCTTGTTAGGGAAGAAAACTACAACACCGACCTGGATATCTACTTCTACAAGGTGGAAGTTCAATCTCGCGGTCTAAGATATTTTCTCGAATGCCGCCAGATGTCTAGATTTGGCGATATTTACAACTACGAAGAGTGGTCGCCCAGAACTCAAAATATAAAAACTGTCGCACCTCTTCCTGCAAACTGGGGCACGCGGGTAGGTGACGTTGTCGTTGTCGCGCACCTAAACGGATCACCAGCAGACGGCGTAATATTGGGTAGCCTTAGGCACCCAGGACGCAAGTCAAAGTTAGAAAAAGGCAAGATCTCTTACATCTCGGAGTTCAACGGACTCGAAACGACCATAGACGATGAGGGCGCGTATAAGGTCACCTTCAAGGGGACACCGGTAAACACGCCACTTTTAAAAGCGATCTCTGGTCAGAAAATACCGCCTGCCCAATATAATCCAGTTTCGTCTGGTTCTTACTTCACCTTTGATAAAGATGGCAGTTTTGAAGTCAGCGACGCGCATCCTCTAGTTCAGTCAATAAAACTAGACAAACCAGGCGGGAAGATAACAATCGCCTCTGGACCTGTGACTTTAAATTTTACCAAAACAAGTGGAAAGCTTGAGATGGAGTGCGTCGATAGTTCCATAAACGCTAAGAAATCGTGGTCCGTGTCAACTCTCCAGGCATCGATCGAGGCTACGGCGTCGGTAAAGATTAAGGCGAACCAGATTGCCATAGGCTCTGGAAGCGTTGAGCTATTTGATACCATCATAAAATTGATAGATGCCATAGGTACCTTAGTTGTTAGCTCTCCAGTGGGGCCGTGCTCGCCTGTGCAGTCAGCGCCAACTTGGGCTCAAATAGAAGCCATCAAGGCAAAACTATCCCTGGTTAAGGGAAGCTTATAAGATCAACTGGTATCATATATTAGGAGGTCTATATGAGCGAAAACCCATTAGAAGCAGCAAAATCTAAGGCCAGTAGTTTGTTAGGCGCGTCAAAGCCTAAGATAATCTCTAACACGAGCGACACGTACAACCCGGTACCAGAGTATTGGTATAAATCACTACCCTACGGATTTAAAGCTAAAATAGACGGCAAATTTAAAATATTTTATCTGCCAATTAATCCACAAAACTTAACAATAACAACGCATTATGCTACAAACGTTATATCCACGCTGCACGGCACTGTTGAAGAGCATTCTGAGCAAAGATATTTTGATATCACTATTCAAGGTACTACTGGATTTTCGCCGCGATATGTAGAGGATAGGTCGCAGCAGGTTACAAAATCATATTCTGGTAGGCAGAATTACAGCGCGTTTTCTTTAGCTTCGCTTGCAGGTGGCTTTTTCAGCAAGACGCTTGGCAAAGTTGACAACGCGCTAAATCAAGCTGGAGATATAAAAAATATCTGGGGAGATAAACCTGGCAACGGGTTTGAAGCCGGCGTTTTTAACGACAATTCAGGTTATGCAGCTTTTCATAACTTTTATAAGTTTTTGCTAGATTATAAAAAATCAGCTGCAAAAGGTAAGCAAAAACCTAAACCAGCATCACCGCTAGCTTCTAAAAATGAAAGTCTTCTTTATTTCCTAAACTACAAAGATAACAATAAATATTCCTGCGCGGTTCAGACATTCACGTTAGAAAGAAGCGCAGAGAATCCAATGCTCTATAATTACGTGATAAGGCTGAGAGCCTACAACCTCACCGGTATTACGAAGGATGAGGAAGATCCTGCTAGTCTTAAAGACAGGGTCGCTGAATTAGGACTCGACGGCAAACCTTCTTTGTTTTCTAAATTAAAAAACACTGCGAACAAAGCAAAAAGTCTAGCAAATTCAGCCGTGGGCGCCTACAGCACACTAGGAGCATGACATGGACGCCGTTTCAAAGGCATACTCTGCGCTATCTGATATTAGTTTATGGTTAAAACTGAGAGACAATGATCAGTTAAAATTATCCGATATTCCCATACTCATCTCTCTGCGCCTAGAGTATATTTTTGAAAATTGGCAGCAAATAAAAACTAAAATACTGCGAAACTCTGAACAATATGATGATGTTGCTAGACTTTTAAGAGAGATTGAATTGTTTAGCGAGTTCGTAGAGACCACCAGGTCGCAGTCTACGAGCATAAAGCAAAATATCAATAATAATACTTTAATATCAAAGTATTATACAGTTTTTGACAATATGTACGTTAGCGAACTCGCAATCTCGCCAATAGAGCAAAAACTCATAGATACAGAAAAGCAGCGCGTATCATCGTTCACAAAAAACGAATTCGTAGAGATGCGCAAGAATTTGGTAGATGGTCGAGATGCCGTAGCGGACACTATTGGCGGAACAGACGCGACTTACAATAAAGTCTACAACAGGGGATCTCTTCCCCAACTTTTAAGCAAATCTATAACAGATATAGTATTTTCTTATCAGTTTCAAACTGGCATATTTACTGTAGATGCCATACTGGCAAATGAAACACTACTAAACAGTACTGCCTATATAGATCCCTTTGCTTTTGCCAGGGCCAACGCGAACAATCCAGATATTGATATCCTGTCCTACGCGTCTGGTACTTTGACTAGACTTAATTATGGTGAATCTTTACAAACTCTTGCAGCCAGAACGATGGGCGACCCGGACCGCTGGATCGAGATCGCTATTGCGAACGGCTTAAAACCACCCTATATTGATGAGGTTGGCGAAAAGATTCCGTTAATAGTCAACGGTAAGGATAGCACGATCAATATAGCAGCCACAGATATCATGGGACGCTACAACAAAGATAAAGTGTTTATCAACCAGATCGTCATACTTCAGTCGAATTTAAATACTCAACCAGATCAACGAGTTATAGAGTCCATAAAAGAAGTCCCCGTATCTGGCGAGTTAGTAATTCAGCTGAGCGGCGAAAGCAATCTTGGGCAGTATCTGACGTCTGATCAGGCTAGCTTGCGCGTGTTTCAGAAAAACACTATCAACAGTAACTTTTACGTGTTAATACCGTCCATCGAGCCAATCGAAACCAAGCTCAACAAACCAGAGCCGTGGTTTTTAAGGAGTAAGAGCGAAGACGAGAAGAATGCGGGTGTTGATGTCTTGATCAACGACGATACTGATTTAGTCTTTACGCCATCCGGCGATCTAAAATTATCTTACGGTGCAGATAACGCCTTGCAAGCGTTGAAGATTTTACTATCAACGGAGGCCGGTTCTCTTTCTCGCCACCCGGCGTACGGCACCATAAGCCCAGTGGGCTCGCAGAACTTTAATATTAACCAGGTGAAGCGGTTTATAGCAGAAAATATAGCGAGTCAAGTTCTTAACGATGCAAGGTTTGAAAGACTAGATAACTTAACGGTAGAATACTTAGGAAGCAGAGGATCCGCTGCGTCCGGCTATCTTGTTACATTGGGTGTTGTTCTGGCCGGTGGTGGAAATACTGTGATACCAATATCGTTCAGTGTTAACGTTCCTCAATAAGAGGCTGCAATGGCTGTAAGTCTTCAAACATACAATGAAATCCTCGGCAAACTGGTCAGAAAAATAATTGCAGACACGCCGGTCAACGATATCAATACAGGATCTGTGCTCCTTACTCTGCTGGAAGCTGTTGCTGCTCAAGACTTTGAAAACAACTCATCTATTTTGAGTGTTCTTGAGACGCTAAACATAGACGCACTTAAAAACTCTGACCTAGATACTCGCGCAGCAGATTACGGTCTGTCTCGCAGAGCAGCAATCAGGTCGACTGGTTTTGTCACAATAAAAGACACTTCAATCGTTAAGCGAAGTACGACGCTTTACGGTGTAAAGCCAGCACCTATCGCAGGCGCAACTATCATATACGTAAACGACGCGTCAGATTGGGATCCTGCCGGCGGCACGCTTTATATCGGGCGCGGCACTCAGCAGTTTGAAGGCCCAGTAACGTACACGTCTATAGTTAATAATGGTAGTTTCTACACTATCAGCTTAGGTTCAGCTCTTCAGAAAGACCATCTCGTATCTGACACAGTTATTGACGGTCAGGGAACCCTTGATCGACTGATTCCAGCAGGAACAATCGTTAAGATTCCAGCGAACAATCTTACGCCAGAAGTTAGGTTCGTAACGCTCAGAAATGCCGTTCTTCCTGCCGGTGAAGATTCTGCTGCTGAGATATCTATAGTTGCCGAGAATGCTGGTGTCAGCGGCAATGCTGGAATAAACACTATTGTTCAATTCGCAAGTCTTCCTTTTGGTTCAGCTGCAGTCACCAATACCTCGCCGCTTACCGATGGGCGCGACGTAGAGTCTGACGATGAACTTCGGGAGCGAATCAAAAACTACGCCTCTACACTGGCACGCGGTACGCGCGCAGCAATACTAGCCGCTATCATCGGCGTGTCAGATTCAACTGACGGCAAGCAGGTCTCGTCCGCCGTAATTACTGAGCCCGCAGATGTTGGCACTCCATCTATCGTGTACATCGATGATGGCAGTGGTTTTCAGCCGTCATTCGCCGGCCAGTCTGTCGATATCCTGCTATCATCCGCTGTCGGTGATGAGGAATTCTTGCAGCTCGCAAACTTTCCGCTGCCAAGACCTCAAGTTATCAACCAGGTATCCGGTCCGTTAGAGTTGACAGCTGGCATGAAACTTAGGGTGTCTGTAGACGGGGCAGAGGAAGAAGTTACGTTCTCTGCTGGCGAATTTACGAATATCGCCGCGGCAACTTTGGCAGAAATTGTTGTTTCAATAAACGATCAAGCAACAGAGAACGGTTACGCTTTCAGGGCTAGACTCGCAGAGAACTCCTCAAGGATCTTGATCTACCCAACCGCTCATGACGCAGAGTATATTCAAGTATCACCGATAAAGAACGGCGAGGATCCGTCGGCATACGCTAACTCGGTTCTTAAGTTTCCGACAAACAAATACTCGTACATCACGCTCTACAGAAACAACGAGCTTCTCACCGAGAAAGAGTTTCCTGCTCTTTTAGAGACTGCTACAACACCCTGGTTGTCTCTACCCACGAGCGGCAACGTGATTCTCCAGGTTGACGGCACCCCGCCCCAGAACGCGAGTTTTGCACCAGCAGACTTCAACGGGAAGCCGCTTACGGCTGTCTCGTTAACAGAGTGGGCGAGCGTTTTTAATCTAAAGTTCGCTGGGATTACGGCGACGCCGACATCTAGTGGCAAAATTCAGATACGCTCTAACAAGTCGGGTTCTGGGTCGTCTTTAGCGCTGCTGGGCGGTAATTTGCTAGGAACTGTCTTTAGCGGATCTTCCACGTACTCAACGGGAACACAGTCTCAATTCACCCTAAATCGTCAAACTGGCAATTTGCAGTTGAAAATAACTCTTAGCCCGGGCGATACAATCACCGCAGGAACGGTGGACGCAAAGGGCAGCGTTACCAGCGCAGAGACAAGCAATGGTACATTTAATTTGTCTACTGATTCTGCGTCTAGACCGGCAGAGCTGGTGATCGCAGCCGATGGTAGCTTGGTGACGCCAAGATCTGCCGTGATTTTAGCAATCGGCAGCGCAGTTACAATATCAACACCCTCATCTGGTGTTATGCGATTGATGTCTAACGCGGTGTCTTCTTTTGAACGCGCTCAGGTCGGCGATTATATCTACATCGTCTACAGAGGCGCCAGTTCTGGCTGGGTTGCGTCTAACAACGCGGGGCTCTTTAAGATTCTGGCTAAGGGCAGCCATCTTACAGCATCAACAGACACGTACTTAGATGTGGCAAACATTGGTGCAACGGCCCAAGGCCCTCTGACCGTAATTTCAGACAGTGATGTTCAGATTTTTGGTTGCAATGTCTATCCGCAGATCTGGCGCGGCTCTTATCTACCGACACCGGCAAGCGCCTCGCTAAAAGACATCGCATCTTCAATTCAGACCAGGCTTCTAAACGTTGGCGCTAGTATCTTTAAGACAAACTCTGTAAGACTTACAAGCACAACTGAAAACGGTGGATCTATCGCGACTCCAGTTTCTGTTGGAAGTATGACCCTCGCTTTTCCTACCGGTCAAGGGCTAGAGTTAGGCAACCAGTCCCACGTTGCGTCAAGAGTTACTGGTAAAGATTTGTTTTCTATGTTTAAACGAACCGCACCGACGTCAACTAACGTGTGGCTCGATCGCTTTCGCTACGCAGACGTAAAAGACGCGCTAGATGTTGACGCGGTTCCAAACCCATCGGGATACAGTGAGACTATCACAGCATCTGGGACGTTTAACTCCTCCACCATGTCCTATGACGACGTGGTAAACGTGACGTCAGGATCGAACAAATCACAGTTCAGATACGTTAAAGAATTTTTAGTCGGTGACGAGGTTGGAACTCAGATTGCAACCCCAAGAACTGAGTTCGGCTATCACGCTGGAGATGAGGTCGGTGTCGCGCGAGGCTTAAGCCTTTCTTCTGATGACTCGATCGTGTTCATCATGGATGGCGACGCTGTTAACAAGACAATCAACGTTAATATGTGGAGAACTGGTCGGGTAAACAACCAGTACTCTCCGTCTGCCACTGCGTTCTCCGCGGACGACGCCGACAACGAAAGCGGCATAAACTTTGGCACTTTGCAGGTCTGGTCAACCACTACCGCTGGCACTGATTTTAGTGACTACGCGCTCTGGATGAGAAGCAGGAACTGGTACCGCACAGGTGGTGCACTGGCATCTACGGCCACGATGATCGTCAGGGCAAAAGAATATGGACCAACCGGCGATAAGCATCGCTTAAGATTAGAGTACCCTTCTACGCCGGATCAATCCGCAAGTGTTCGCCATGATAACCAGCCAGACTACACGCTGACAACATATTCATTTGCGTCCGGAACCGCGAGATCTACCGGTATCGTGGGTGGAACTACGTTTAAGGTTACTCAAGTGTCGCCGAACAACTGGCGATACAAGTTTCAGCAGTCCTACGTGGATTTGTCGTCTGTCGTTGTTGGCGATATCATCTCACTATCTGCTGCATCAGGCGTGTCTGCCGCAAACCGAGGCACGTTCAGGATCAACGCCAAAGACAGCGTGAACCGCACCATTGATATATATAATCCAAACGGAGCAGCTACGTCTGTTGGGCTTCCAGAAATTACCAACGTTACTGCGGTGGCAGACGTGCCGGGCATGGCGATGCAGCAGACCATTACGACAACTCAACAGGGCTCAACGGCTGGTCAAGTAGACAACAGCAGATACTTCGTCCTGTACGACGATGTTGGTCCGGTAGTTTTTTGGTACGACATCAGTGGCTCCGCGGCACAGCCAACCGGTCCAGCTGGCTCTCGGTATATCAGGATCCCCACGATCCTTGTTGGCGACTCTGCGGCGAACGTAGCCACAAAAACTGCGGCGATGATTGAGAGTGATCTTAAGTTTAGCGCTATCGCTGCAAGCAATACGATAACTGTTACGAATTCTTTTGTGGGTCCAGTCACGGTGGCTTCAAATGGTCCCAACTTGTCATTCGTGTTCGCCACGTCTGTTCCCGGCGTTGCGCAGGCAACTCTGGGCGGCAAATACTTTAAGATTTATGATAAATCTGGCAGCGTTGCTGTGTGGTACAACACGGGATCCAGTGCGCTACCTCCACACGGTTGTGATCGCGCCATACAGGTCGCGATAGCATCTGGCGCTTCCGCTAGCGCTGTCGCCACTGCT